GAGGAGCTAGTCGTGGCACCGGCAGTCTGAAGCAAGGGAGCGGCAGTTGCCTCTCCGGCAGTTGCAACAGTCACCGCATCTGCAACCGCAACACCCTCAGCCGTCAGAGAAGCCGCCGTACCTGCCTCGGCAATCGCAGAAACACCCAACTCACTGAGCACCGCCTCAGCGGCAGCAGCCTCAGCCGTAGCCACCGCGGTAGCCGTACCGGTCGCCTCAAGAACCGCAGCCCCAACCTCTACCGCTTCTGCCGCCCCTGCTATCTCTAACGCCCCTACCGCCGCTGTCTCCGCCGCTAACGCACTTAAAGCATAAGGAGCCGCAACCGCAGCCACAATCAGGATTGGGTTCTCAGCAACAGTCGTGATCACCTTGTCAGCCGTATCAATGATGGCCTCGCCAACATCGCCGACAGCATCAAAAATTGTATCGACTACGTCTTCAATAATTTCAACAACGGCACCCATTATTTACTCCTTGCCGGACCCAACACGAGCGTGACCTGAAAGCCCCCGCCCTGAGTTCTCTGAGCCCCGTAACCCATCTGCTCACGCACCGGATTGCGGGAGATGGCCTTGAATATGTTGAGCAACGAAGGATCCTGAAACTGAGTCACCAGCACGTCAAAACCCACCTTATAGGCGGCATCTGCGAACACGCGACTGCTCTCCAGGAAGTTCGGGGCGGTGTCTGCGTTCAGAGCACGAAAGTATCCATAACCAGGATTGTCGCTCTTGTGGACAACAAAGATCGTGTTGCCATTGCGCATCTTCCAGGTGTTAGGCATGCTGAACTCAATCTGCAGCATCTCCTTGATCTGCTCTGGAGGGCGCTCCATCCCGGTGTTCTGGGCAGCAATTTCGATGATCTGCTCACCGCTCAATTCTTGCTGCTTGCTGTCAATCATCTCCATTACAGTCCCCTGAAAATCGCGGCGGAATAGATGTTTCCCATCCCCGCGGCTAGACTCAAAATTAACCCATCCGGCACATGCGAGGGTTCAGATAGGAAAACCGAATCGGTTTCGGTTCTGTTTTCTATGGCAGGTACGATATTATTCTTCATATCGTCCAATAATAAAAGGGTCTCCAGAAGACCGCTGGCCCCCATAGTGTGCCCGATTTTCTGCTTGTACGACGTGGCCACGAAGTCCCAGAACATACCTAGGATGGCGGCCTTCTCGGACTTGTTGTTGGACTCAGTCCCCGTCCCGTGGGTCTTGATGATCCCAATGTCCTTGGCGTCCATCTTGGAGTAGTACAAAGCGCCCTGCATGGCCTTTGTAAAGCCTTCCCCGCTCTCTAGCTGGCCAATGGCATTGGTGGACGATTCTGAGGCGTTGTAGCCCCCTAAAAGCTCCGCATGAGGGGTGATTCCCTGCTTATTCACCGCGGCTTCGGACTCAAACACCGCCAAAGCAGCTCCCTGGCCGATCCTGAATCCCCGGTTTTGGCTGTCAAAAGCCGACGGTTTCATGCCCAAATCCTCGTCCTTCTGGGTCAAAACCGCCTTGGCGTCCCCAAAGAACTCTAAAACCGCGTTGGATACCCCATCCTCAACTGTCAGGACAATCACCCGCTGGAAGCCATACAGGTCGATCAGATGAGTCACGTCCTGCATGACCTTGAGGCTAGAGGCGCAGGCACTCGCATCCGTGGTCACCGAGTCCATAGGCCCAAATGCCTGGGCAGTCCGCCCCGCATACACCTGGGTGAGCGAGAAGGGCAGGAACTTGTAGACGTAGTTCAGGCGGTTGTCCTTGTAGGGACGTTGGCTGATGCCGGCAAAGTGGGCATTACCCCCGGCCAGGATGAAGGCGGTCTTCCCGACAGGATTCTCTCGCAGGTAGGTCACCAGTTCGGGATCTAAAACCTTCTCAGCTACCTTGTGGGGGGCATAAACTAGGCCGCTCTTGGCCCGAGCGTAAGTCTCAGGGAACCAATGAACCTTTTGGGGGTAGACTATGTCATCAAGCAACTCTACCGAGCGCGTCGAGGCGGTACGGTATTGCGTCAAATAGATCACTTGCATGCCTCCCGAACCTCGTCTAGCGTAGTTGGCTCCTTGGTTTTGTGAGCCATAACGAGGTCATGAGACTCCTGCACCGTCTCGGGTGCCCACTCCTTCGAGGTCGCCTCATCAATCCCATAGAGGTCGGTGAGGTACATCATCATCATCAACCCATCTAGGCTATCTAGCCCCAGATCCTCTAGCCGGTCTGCCATATCGGTGGCGGGAGAGACGGCTGAGTGCATAGGACGTGCGGCCCTAGCGACGATGTTGAAGATGTCTAGATAGTTCATTCTGTTGGCTGGTTCACGGCATTGATCATGGCAGATACCCAGTCTTGCCAGTTTTCAAAAGCAGATGGTCCTGGAATACCATCGTTGGTGAATATATCAATTGCTTTGAGCCCTTCAGCCCATGTTCGCCAATTATCTTCCGAGCCAGGCCATGATAATTGCTGGCCAGCATATGCTTCGATCATGAGACTTGCCCATGAATCCCAAGAAAGGTATCGAGCATCGTAGATAAGAGGTAAAGCCATCAGTACGGTCTCACGTCGCCTTCGGTCACGTTCAGGAGCACCTTGCCGGTCTGGTAGTCACCATTCTGGGTGTTGCTTCTGAACCGAACCCTGATCTCTCGGCGTTGCTCACGCATGTCAATCTTCGGAGTGTTCGGGCCAAAGTAATACGGATCTGACACCTTGTCCTCAGACTGAGCGAACGGACGCCCGACGATCTGCACAGACATCTCGCCAGATTGGATGAAGTCAGGTTCGATACGCTCCACACGAACCCAGACGTTGGGGCCAACAGGAGAAGGTTGAGACGGGCCGCCATCTAGCCATCCAAGGTCTGATGTCTCAAAGAAGCTGTCAATCGCATCCACGTTCACGCCAGCCACAGCGTCAGTACCGACCTCGTGCTGCCACAACAAAACCTCGTTGGCGGCATTAGAGAAGGTGGCGCTCAATATGCCAGAAGTAGTGGCGTCTTGGTCGAACGTCAGGGTGTAGAACCCAGGAGCGCCGGGGGCAATGGCCGTCAGCACGGTTCCAGCCGGGAAGGCGGTGCAATGTATCACTAGGTTGATACGAAGCTGATTGGTGATACCAATCGTGGCCTGGTTAGAACCCGCGGTGGTGGTGATGTCAGAGGTCAGCACGTTGACCACAGGCAGGAGTTCAGCGCCTGCGTTCACCGGATACTTGAACACCTGAGAGAAGTAACCAGCAGAACGACGAGCGCCTAATGCCGTGCCTGCGTCGTACCAGGTGTTCTCACGGATGTTGTAGATGATGGCATCGTTGCACTCTTCTGAGTTCCCGGCTGGGAAGAACCACCAGATCTCGCCAAAGCGAGGCACCTTCGTCGCATACACCTTCTGACGCTGGGCGTAGTTCAGGTTGTCAAAGAAGTAGTTCTGGTTCATCGTGTTTTCGATTTCCTTCACAATACCTTGGTAAAGAAGGAAACGATCCACGCCGATCCAGTAATAAACCCCATCGTACTCAATCACGCATTGAGAAGACAGTATGGAAGACTGGCTACTGATGATGTCATACCGCCAGTAAAAGGTGTTAGTAACCCCGCCCACCGACACCGTAGTCGGGGCGTAGCTCACACGGATCAGAGAGTCCAGCGACCAGAAAAGACCAGAGGGAGAGTTAGAACCACCTCGCACCGGCAGACCCTTGACAATCTTGGTTGAGGCTACGTTGGTCTCGTTGGAGTCCGGGCCGTTCCAGTTGAAGGGGTTTCCTGCGGTTGAGTTCTTGATCAGCCCATTGTTCCCATATACGAACACATAGGGGTGCAGAACCACCACGCCGCCAGAGACTTCAATGAGGTCACCCGTAGGAGTAGGCCCGGATATGTCCCGAAGAGGCTCCATCACCGTGCCGGCAATCGGGCCAATCATGACGGCAGAGTTAGTCGTGCTGTCGATCTCTGCAAGGTTCTTCCCGGGGTGAGCCAAGAAGGTATTCAGGCCGGTGCCCTGGGAATCAAAGACTACATCGAACTGCCAGAGGTTGAGGTTGCTCGGGGTGAACTGGCTATCCACCGTGGCCACCTTGATAGAGAAGCCTGAACCCGTGCCGCCGATGCTTGCGGCAGGTGCAGAGAGAGTGTCCCCGACGAGGTAGTAGTTACCGCCTGAAGTCACAGTTACGGTAGTCACAGAACCACCGGAAACCACAATGGTGGCTTTGGCGTCGCCAGTTAGTCCGCCGGTCAAAGTGACGTTGGTGTACGTTCCGTTGGTGTACAGAGTGCCGCCGACTAGGGTGTTGAGTGTCAGGATCGGGCCGCCGAACTGCATGTCATTGATGCCAGAGAAGACACCAGAGTTGCTCAACAAGACGATGTCTATGCCGTTACTGTAGCCATTAAAGATGCGGTTGAAGCCGTCTTCCGGGTCAACATAGATGCCGCGGGAGTAGCCATGCACCGTACAAATCGCTCTATACCCGCCAATCTTCCTAGGGCGGCCACGCTGGAAACGAACCCACGCGCCATCTGTGTAGAAGTTCTTGTCGAATACAGTACCGTCCCGCTGAATGCCAGGCTGCGTACTGATGGCATAGACTTTGTCGGTCATCAGAATGTCCCGCCAGAAATCCCGCTAGTGAAGGTTCCAGAACCGGTGATCGTGAGTCCGGTGGCGCTCAAGGTCGAGCGGTTAACACCCAAGATAGAGGTGTTCAACTGCCCGCCGGTCGCATGATAAATACCGGTTGTCGGCTCAAGCGAGAAGTACAGGGAAGGAGCGCCCACAGTGCCGTTGACCAAACCAATCGAGGATGAACCCGCTTGGTAGGTATTGGCGTTCAGCAAGTTCAGCGAGTCGCAGACCAACGTCACCTGCTGGTTCGAGGGCACAATCGCATTCGCCCCACCTAGGTCGGTAGTAACCGTGATGGTGTAGTTAGCTACAGTTCCATCGGTCTGGTTCTGGATGAAGTACACCTGAACAGTCGGGGGGACGATGATCCGCACGTTGCCGGTCAGAGTACCCGTGTACTGCTGAATGACGTTGGAGGCTTCCTGAGCGGTCAGGGTGTAGTCGCCCGAGGTCACCGCCTTGGTGTACAGCGTGTAGTTGAACTGGGTCGATTTACCCAAACCCACGGTGTAGAAGGCAGACCCGCTACAAACAATCAAGGCTGAGTCACCCGGCTGGAAGGCTAGGGTTAGCGATCCATCAATCTGGTCTACCCCGTTACCCGTCACAGTCAGGGTTCCGGTTCCGCTGTTACGGACAAACACAAACCAGTTGTTTTGCAGGACGCCAACAGAGTCCAGGGTCAGGGTACAAGTACCGCCGATGGCCACATAGGTGGACGCACGAGCAGCCGTTGAGATACCCGTATTCGAGGCAAACGTGACAACGGGAGAGCTCTGGTTGAGGGTCGTTCCGATAGCGAGAAGACCGTATCCAGCCAGAGTGGCGGCATCTGCGTTCGAGGAACCCGCCCCGTAGGCAATCACGCCCCAGTAGCCTTGGTTGTCAGGGTTGGAGGTGATGTAGATGTACTTGGCTTGACCCGCGGCAATTGAGCAAATAACGTCAATGCCGTTGTAGTCTAGAACCGTGATGAGGTTTGAGCCTATGTTGCGGATCAGCGCATCGTTACCAACGGACGTTTGGTCCGCCGGCGGCATGAGTAGGCTCAACCCCGAGGTGGTGGCGTCCACCTCCATGATCCGGGCGGCCACATCATCAGTCGTAGAGCCGTTGATAGGCCACTGCAATTGCAGATTAGCGGACAGTTCGATTGACCGATACGATACGTCCGTCGGCTGAATGACGTTACCGGTAAAGGGTGAGTTGTAGCTCATGATTAGGTATCCAAAGCGTTGGCTTGACGGTCTGCAATGCGCTGAATATCTTCAGTCTTCAGCGTCTGCATGTACTGCTGGTACATGGTCTGCCACAGTTGCACACGGGAATCGTTCTTCAGGAACGGCATGGCCTGCAAAAGCGTCCCATATAGCAGAGCCTGGGGCGCATAGATGGTGAACCAGTTGGTTTGGTTGCTTGAATCTAGCGGTTGGATGCGCTCGTAGTACAGAACCTCGAAGTTGTACGCGCCGGATGGGGTAGGAGCGACCAACCAGTGGGTGTAGTCGTAGTCTGCGTAGAACTTCGGGATGTCGGTCTGGGTAGCGTCCGGCCAATACTCACGCAGATACTCGTATTTGCGCAGGAAAACGGGGTATTTTTTGCCATCCACAACCACGTTCATGGACACAGTCTTGTGCCAGCGGGCGGGCTTGTCAATAATGGGCTGACTGGTGACCATCGTGCTTGTGTTGACGGTCAAATTGCCCAGAAACTTGATCTCGCTGGCGATGATTTGCTCGGCCAGCATGATGAAAGTCGGGATTTTATCCAAGGTAGCGGTATCAGTACGCTCCAGCCAGGACGCGACATCGGCTACCAAGCTATCGTAGGTCATCACGGCGGCTGTCGTCATTCCCTGTCACCTTTCTTGGGCTTATACACCATTTTATTGCCCAATTACGATAAAAACAATGCACGCTCGTCTATGCGGCGGTTCTGCAAGCCTTTGAGGATCTTTCCCCCGGCCATGCAGTACTTCAGAAGTTCCTCTGCAGCCCCCGCTTTATCGCCCCTAAGAACCTTTTGACGGAGGGTGCTTCTCTGTAATGTTCCCAGACCAACATTAAAGCTAAAGCTGACAAGAGCATCAAATTGCCCTTGACTAAGAGCAACTGGGCAATACTGTGCCACTCCACGTTCAAACCTAGCAAGGTCGCTTCTGAGAATCCCATTTACCTCTTCCATTGAAAATACCCGGTCATCCTCCGGGCGCAGGGGGACAGACATCCTGTCCTCTAACTTCATCTTCCCCTGCTCGGGGTACATCACATGGCCAACGCCAATCGTCCAGAGCTTTGCTGGGCAACGGTAAGCCTTTTGTCTTACACCTTCATGGTGCATGATCATCTTGATGGCTTTAGGCGAGACGTTCATTTACCGAATGCCCGACCGCCGAAGTGGAAACTTATGATGGCAGCAAACAGCGCCTGGGTCTCATCATCCCAGAGCTGGTCGGCCATGTCTTCAAAGCTGACGTTGTTTGTAAAGCCGTGGTAGACCAGGGAGCAGTCAATCGCCACCAAGAGGAAGAAAAACCCGTAGGTGATGGCAGGACGCACGCTAGCGCGGAAGTTCTTCATCCACTGGCTCGTGCCCTCGTTCAGAGACGTGTCATGGGTATAGATGGCCTGCATTTCGGCCTGCTGGGCGGCGACTATGGACTGCTTCTCAGCCGACTTGGTCTCAATCTCCAACTGCTGGGAGTGGATGTGCTCCACCCGCTCTTGTGCCTCGAATCCGAGTTTCCGCATCTCCAGTTCCCTCTGGATCTGAAGTTGAGCCAGTTCTAGCTCGTGCTTCTTGTCTCCGCGGTCTTGAAAGAAGTCCAAAAGACGGGGAAGTCCGCCCATCAGGAAGGAGATCAGGGTAGAAAGTAGTGTCAGCATTAGTAACTCTTTTTGGTTAACATGGATGAGGCGATAGACATAAGGGACTGGATGTCCTCTATGCTCTCAGGTCGATCTTTGAACCCGACGGTAATTTGACCGATGAAACGTGAGTTGTCCGGTGGTACAGAGATTCGACAACCGTAGGTGACGCCAACCTCGACGTACCACAGGCCGATTTCGCTTTGTGGCTTCGTGTAATCACCGCATGGCGTTTCTCCTGCCAT